TGTATTTACACACCGATATGTTCGGCGCTTACGGTTGGCGTTTGGCCGACTTGCTGACTTCGTGTGGTGTGCCTGCTGAAAACGTTTTGTTCTGCGACCAGTTGCAGTATCGTTACGGCTATCCGCAGGAAGTGTTGGCTGCTCTTTATACCGCTATGAATGTGTATTTGGGCGTGTCTTATGGCGAGGGTTTTGGTGTTGGCACGATTGAGGCACAAGCCTGTGGTGTGCCTGTAATTGTTTCTGACATTTGTGCAAGCACAGAACTTGTTGGCGATGGTTGGTTGGTTGAGTGTCAGCCGTTGTGGGATGAGTCTCAGAAGTCTTGGTTTAGCATCCCTAACATTCCGCAAATTGTTGAGGCCTTGATGCAGGCTTATGAGCGTGGTCAGGGCGTGTCTGAGAAGGCGTTGGCGTTTGCTGAGGGTTACCGGGCTGAGAAGGTTTGGCAAGATTACTGGATTCCTACTTTGGGCAAGTTGCTTAAATGATTCCAGTTCTGGGCTTTGCGACCCTGAAACGTTTTGACCTTGCTGACAGGTTGCTTGCCAGCATTGATTACCCTGTTGAAAATCTGGTCATCGTTGACAACTCTGGTCAGGCTTCATGGAATCCAGTCAAGCCCGACTGGGTGGTGAATATGTGGGTTATCCGTGTGCCTTACGGTTTGGGGCTTGTTGGCGCTTGGAATCTGATTATCAAATCAACACCGTATGCCCCGTATTGGTTGCTGGTGAATGATGACTGCTGGTTCGCCCCTGAGACGCTCTCTAAGGCCGCACAAGGCGTTTTGACGGATGCCGTGAACTTCTTTGACTGTGTACCTCACTGGTCTGCGGTAGCCTTTGGTGAGGGCTGTATAGAGAAGGTGGGTTTGTATGATGAACGATTTTATCCTCTTTATTTTGACGATAACGATTTGGAACGCCGTATTGATTTCTGTAATGTTCCGAAGAACTTTATTGATGCGAAAGTTCATCACGACAATTCGTCAACGCTCAACAGTGGTTTTCAGGCGCAAAATTCTCGCACCTATCAGGCGAATCACAGACTCTTTGAGGAGAAGGTGGCACAAGGCGATTATTCAGAGGGCGCTTGGTCGTTGTCGGTGCGTAGGGCTAACCGATGGGATTGAGGGTTTACACAGGTGGAACGTTCGACTTGTTTCACGCAGGCCACGTCAGGTTGTTGGCTCGGTGCGCCGAGTTGGGTGCTGTGACTGTTGCCCTGAACACGGATGAGTTCATAGCCGAATACAAGGGCAAGTCGCCTGTGATGAGTTTTGATGAGCGCCGTGAGGTTCTTGAGGCTTGCAGGTTCGTTGATGATGTTGTGGCGAACATTGGTGGTGCGGATTCTCGACCAAGCATTGAGATGGTGAAACCTGATTTGGTTGTAATCGGTTCGGACTGGGCTAAGAAAGATTACTACAAGCAGATGCAATTCGACCAAGATTGGTTAGACCAGCGAGGTATTGGTCTTTGCTACATTCCTTACACGTCAGGTATCAGCACCACTGACATAAAAGCCCGTATGCGGTTTAGCGGTAGAATAGACTCATAGATTTAGGAGTCATTTTGGCTATTTCAAATGGTTACTGCACTTTGGCTGAGGTCAAGGCTGCTTTGCGTATCCCAAATGCGGATACTGTTGACGACACCATCCTTGAGGGCAACGTTGAGGCTGCTTCTCGCCTGATTGATGGTTACACGATGCGTTCGTTCTACAACGCTGGAACCGCTGTGCGCTACTTCGCACCAGATAACGCTATTTACTTGCCGATTGATGACGCTATCAGCATCAGTGAGGTTGCAACTTCTAGCGACATTGACACTACCTATGACGTGATTTGGGCTTCTACCGACTATCAGAAAGAGCCATTAAATGGTCGTGTTGATGGTTTAGGTGGTTGGCCTACGACTGGTATTCGTGCGATTGACAACTACGACTTTTATGTGAACAACGGTCAGGCTTTGGCTCGTGTGACTGGTGTGTGGGGTTGGTCTGCTGTTCCTATCGCCATCAAGCAGGCAACGATTATTCAGGCAAGCCGTATCTTCAAGCGTCTCGATTCGCCGTTGGGGGTTTTGAGTTCACCAGACATGGGCTTTATCCGTGTCGGTCACAAACTTGACCCTGACGTGCAGATGCTTGTCAGTTCTTACCGTTTGATGAGAAATCTAGCATGACCACTCTTGGCAGCATCAAGGCTGGCTTGGCTGCTAACCTCGCCACTATTACTGGTATGCGAACTTCTTTGCAGATACCTGAGCAACCTCAGCCACCCGTGGCGATTATCACGGTCAACTCGATAAACTATGACACAACTTTTGGTCGTGGCTTGGATGAGTATATGTTTACCGTGACTGTCATTGTGAGCAGGGCTGATGGGCGTAACGCTCAGAACTTGCTTGACCCTTACTGTGCTAGTTCGGGAACACTCTCGGTCAAGAGTGCGATAGAATTAGACCGTTCACTTGGCGGTAGTGCAAACGACTGTCGGGTAACCGGGTTATCAACGTATGGTAATCTGACAATAGGTGAAACAAACTACCTAGCAGGCGAATGGTCTGTGACGGTTTTCGCATAAGTAGGAGAATAAATTGGCTAAGTTTCTTGCCACACAGTTTCAGGTAACCCTTAACGGCGTTAACCTGACTGACTCACTTCACGCCGTCACTCTCGATGTGTCGTCTAATGAAGTAGACACCACCACCTTCGGAACTGCCTCAACTGTCTACAAGACTGTTGTTGGTGGCATCGTTTCTGGTTCAGCAAAGTTGGACTTCTATCAGGACTACGCTGCTGGTTCGGTAGATGCAACCATCTTCCCATTGGTTAACACAATCGGTACTTTGGTTATCAAGCCTGCTGGTACTGCGGTTTCGGCTACGAACCCGTCATACACGGCACTCTGCTTGATAAACGCATATAGTCCAATTTCGGGCAGCATCGGCGACCTCAGTTCATTCTCAGTGACTTGGCCTACAAGCGGCACAATCACTAGAGCAACTGCATAAGGAAAATAATGAAAATCAATCTACGCATTGAATTGAATACTGGTGAAGCAAAGGAAGTAACTTGTTCGGCTGCCGACCTTGTTGCTTTTGAAACTAAGTATGACGTGTCAGTTACCACTTTGGAATCTGGTGTGAAGTACACTCATTTGCTCTTTTTGGCTTGGACTAGCGAAAAGCGCCGCAAGGAAACTACTAAGGACTTCGAGTCTTGGGTTGAGGATGTCGCCTCTGTTGGGGCGAGTGAAACAGACCCAAAATAAAGGGTCTGGGCGAAACTTCAGCCCACTGGCACATTGCGGCTTTGGCTTGCGAGACTGGTATCGCTCCTTCTGTGCTTATGCAGGAGTCTGACCGTATGTTGTTCACGATGACTCGTTATCTGACGGCTAGGGCGCAGGCTCAGTCTTCTAAATAAAGAGACCACCCGTAAGGGTGGTTTTCTTTTTGCTCGGTAGACTTGGTGTATGGAAATCAGTAAAATGTATGCGTCTTCTGCCAGCGGTAGAGCATCTGTTTCTTTTACTGATGTGCGTCAAATGATTACAATTCTTGGGCAAATTGACCGTGAACACGTCAAGAAACTAAAGGCAAGGGCTCGTGAGATTGCTAAACCCGTTGAAGATGCGGTTAGGCGAGGAATCCCGTCTACCCCACCTTTGCTAAAGGGTATGACACCTGCGGTAATACCGGGGCGTTTAAGTTGGAACACAGGTTTTCCTGCTAATTCGACTACTATTCAGACACCTCGCATGGCTGTAAAGAAAAAATACAATTCGATTGCTCGTGTTAGGACTCGTTCTGCTGCTTTGGGTCTTGCTGACATGGCTGGTCGTAGCCGTAAGTACATGAATAAATATGCAGAAACTAAACCTTATCCTTATTCTGGGCCGGGCAATGTTGGTGGTATGCGTAAGCACAAGAACACGATTGCTCGTTCTACTAAATTTATCCAGAACTTGAATAGTGGTCGTGGTGTTGTCAAAAATTCGCCATCTCGTTATGTTTGGCCTAGCGGTCTAAAGGCCTTGCCTATTGCAAGGTATAAAATGGAAATTGCTTTGAACGAGTATGTGGCTATTGTTAATGCCAGATTGAGAGGCTAGTTATGGCTGGCAATATTTACCTACCTATTCTTTCGACCTTTAATGGTGCTGGTGTTAAGCAGGCTCAGGGCGCTTTGGCTGGCTTGGCTGGCACTGTGCGCTCTTTGGGTGCGTCTTTTAAGGCTGCTGCTATTGGTTTTGTGGCTTTCCAGTCTGTCAGCGGTTTAGCGAACTTCGCTACTGGAACTATTGTTCAGGCTCGTGACCTTGAACGTAACATTCGTGCTTTGGAACTTGTTTTTGATGATGCCACTGGCAGGATGAAAGAGTTTGTCACAACGGCAAACACTATGGGTCTTTCTCAGAGTCAGGCTGCTCAGGCTTCAACTTTCTTGGGTTCGGTTTTGCGTGGTGCAGGTTTTGACACTGCTAAGACCGCTGATGAGACTGAGAAACTTGTTTCTTTAGCGTCTGACCTTGCAACCGTTTATGGTTATGACGTTTCTGAGGCTTTGTCGGGTATGACGGCGTTGTTCCGTGGTGAGTATGACCCGATTGAGAAGTTCGGTGTTGCCATGAAGCAACAAGAAGTAAACACTATTTTGGCCTCTAGGGAGATGGGCAATCTTACTGGTCAGGCATTGTTGAACGCTCAACAGCAGGTTCGTCTTGAGTTGTTGTATCAGAGAACTGCTAGGGCGCAGGGTGCTTTTGCTAAGGGTGCAGGCACTTTGTTTGTTGAGCAGAAGAAACTTGAGAGTGCTTTTAAGGACTTTGAGGCTCAACTTGGTGGGAAACTGACACCTGTTATTACTGAGTT